AAATACTTTAAAACAAGAGAAGAAGCACAAAAATATGCAAGGCAACCCATCATGATTGCTAGTAAAGTATATGCTAATAGAATGGGTAATGGTGATGAAGAAAGTGGAGATGGATGGAAATTTCGTGGTCGAGGATTGATCCAGTTAACTGGTAAATCTAATTATCAAAGATTCGCTAAGCATGTGGATATGGAATTAGAAGATGTTGTCTCTTATCTTGAGACTGCAAAAGGAGCATGCATATCAGCAGGTTATTATTGGTCAACACACGGGTGTAATGGAAAAACAATCATTGAAAGCACAAAAATTATCAATGGTGGAACTCATGGCTTAGAAGATAGGAAACAAAGACATGATCGTCTATTGAGGAATTTTTCCACTGCTGTATAGTGTTCATTATATTCAAAATAGTATACAATGCTATTTGTAATGACAGAGTTAGAATATGAAATTTTATACAAATGTAGTACTTCGCGGCGATAATATCTTTTATCGTGGTTATGAATCTGGCAAACGTGTTCAAAGAAAAATAAAGTATAAGCCATATGTATTCATTGAGTCTCAGAAACCAGAACAATCAACTTATCAAACTATTTACGGAACAAAAGTAGATAAGCTTGATTTTGAGTCTGTTCGTGATGCTAAAGATTTTATTGAATCTTATTCTAATGTAGAAAATTTCAAGATTCATGGTCAATCACCAAACATGTTCCATTATGTTTGGATGAATGATACGTTCACTAATGATATTCAATATGATCCTACTAAAATCAAAGTAGTCTACATTGATATTGAGGTTGCGTCTGATGATGGATTCCCAGATCCTAACAAAGCTGATAAAGAAATCACAGCAATCTCTATACGATATAGAGATGAAACATTTGTATTCGGTTGTGGTGATTACAAATCAACTAAAGACGATGTAAAGTATGTAAAGTGCATGGATGAAGAATCGCTTCTTAGGTGGTTCATTAGATCGTTCGCAACTATAGCACCCGACATCATCAGTGGATGGAACGTTGAGAACTTTGATATTCCTTACATCATCAACCGTTCGAAACGTCTTCTCGGCGAAGCAGAAACTAACACACTTTCTCCCTGGAATATAATCAACACTCGTCATGTTAGTCGAGGAAAAGTCAATGGTGACTCCGAGGTATATGAAATCCTAGGTGTATCGACACTGGATTATCTTCCATTGTATCGTAAGTTTACTTATACAAATCAAGAATCATATAAACTTGATCATATAGCTTATGTCGAGCTAGGCGAAAAGAAGATTGATTATTCTCAATATGGCAATCTAACCGAGCTGTATAAGCAAGACTACCAACTATTCATCGATTACAATATCAAAGACGTAGACTTGGTGTTGAGACTGGAAGATAAACTAAAGCTTATTGAGTTGGTTTACGCTATGGCGTATTCTGCAAAGACTAACTACGTTGACACTTTTGGTGTAGTTAGGTTGTGGGACATCGTGGTTCATAACTTCTTAATGAATCGCAACATAGTTATAACACCAAAGCAAAACATTCCAGAAATTCCTTATAAGATGGCAGCTTCATCCGAAGATCCAATCACAGGCGAAATCACAGACTATGGATCTTTTACTGGTGCATATGTCAAAGCACCTCAAGTTGGATTACATAATTGGGTTGTATCGTTTGACTTGAATAGTCTTTATCCACATTTGATTATGCAATACAACATCTCTCCTGAAACATACTACGCTCAATGTTCCGGAAATATCGATGTTGATTCTTTCTTAAACGGAGAAGCAAAAGATTGGGATACTGACTTAATCAAAACAGCCAATCGATGTATCTTCGTCAAAGACAGGCATGGATTTCTCCCGGAGCTTATGCAGCAGTACTACGACATGAGAACTGTTTACAAGAAGAAGATGATCGAAGCGCAAAAGAAGTATCAGGAAAATAAATCGTATGAACTAGAAAAAGAAATATCTAGGTACAACAATCTTCAATTAGCGTTTAAGATCATGTTGAACTCAGCTTATGGTGCATTGGGTAATCAGCACTTTAGGTATTATCAATTAGCTTTAGCTGAGTGTATCACTCTGTCCGGCCAAGTTACTATTCGTTGGATTGAGAATAAGATGAATAGTTACTTGAACAGCTTGCTTAAGACAAATAATCATGATTATGTTCTTGCTTCTGACACCGACTCCATTTACTTATGTCTTGATAAGCTTGTAAAGCATGTGTTCAAAGATGAAACTGATACCAAAAAGATCATCGACTTCTTAGATAAAGTTTCTAATGAAAAGCTTGAGCCATTTATTGATAGATGTTATCAGGAGCTGGCTGAGTATACAAATGCATATGCTCAAAAGATGAAGATGAAACGCGAATCTATTGCTGATAAGGGTATCTGGACTGCAAAGAAAAGATACATCTTAAATGTTTATGATTCAGAAGGTGTTAGGTATTCTGAACCTAAACTTAAAATCATGGGAATTGAAGCTATTAAATCATCTACTCCTATGTCTTGCCGCCAATCAATTAAGAAGTCATTAACTATCATCATGACAAAAGATAATGAATCTTTGATTGACTTCATTAAGGAATTTAAAGATGATTTCTTCAAGATGTCATTTGAAGATATTGCTTTTCCAAGAGGTTGTAACGGATTAAATAAATACAAAGATAATAGTTCCATTTATAAGAAAGGAACTCCTATTCATGTTAAAGGTGCTTTGATATATAATCATTTTGTTGATCGTTATAATCTTTCTAAAAAATATCAAACAATCAATAACGGTGATAAAATAAAATATTGTCATCTTCGCTATCCCAATAGATTTAATATTGAGATCATTTCAGCGCCAGCTAATCTTCCAAAAGAATTTAATCTTGATGGTTTGATTGATTATGATATGCAGTTCCAAAAAGCTTTTTTGGAACCGCTCAATGGTGTTCTTGAAAAAATAAACTGGGTAGCAGAGAAATCACAGACTGCAACAATCGAGGACTTTTTCCAATGAGAAAGGTAGACAATTTTGATGATGATTTTGGATTCTCATTACTAAGTGAAGATGAGCTTAAGAAAAGAGAAGACGAAGCAGCTGCTCAAGCAGCAGAGTATGCCGCAACAAAAGCAGCAGAAGCTTTTAAACAAGAATTTGAACAAGAGATAAACAAAACATCTGAATATTATCAAAGTAGATTAAAAGATTTGTATGAAGCAATCATGCCTCTTTTAGTAAATCTATCTAAAGATAATGACAAAGCATACATCTATTGGCCCAACCGACAAGAAAAGATTCAAAGATTTATTGATAAAATAACTAAATTAGCTGATCAATGATATTGATAACATTACTTACAGCTATTTCAATCTCAATCATCTCCGGTTATTATTCTATAATTGGTTTAACTACTATTTTTTCTGGAGCATTTTGGCCAATAGTAATCATGGGTTCATTCCTTGAACTAGGAAAAGTAGTAGCAACCAATTGGCTCTATAGGAATTGGGATGTCGCGCCAAACTTAATAAAAACATATTTAATTTCTGCTATAGTTATTTTGATGTTTATTACATCAATGGGAATATTTGGTTTCTTGTCAAAAGCACACATAGATCAGTCTACAAATCAAGGCGATAAAGCAGATGAAATTAGTTTGATTGAACAAAAAATATATTTTGAACAAGATAAGATAAAAGATTCAAAAACTGTTCTTCAACAACTCGATGAAACTGTGCAAAAGCTTGTTATTAATGAGCGCATTCGCGGAGATGATGGAGCTATATCGGTAAGAAAGTCACAGAAAGAAGAAAGAAAAGAACTTACTGGTGTTATAGAAAATAGTATGGAAACTATTTCAAACTATAAAATGCAATTAAATGAATTACAAAAAACTCAACGACAAATGGAAGCAGAAGTTGGTCCGTTAAAGTACATTGCAGAATTGATATATGGTAAAAACGCAGAAGATCATTTTGAAAGCTCAGTGAGGGCTGTCATTATCTTATTGGTATGTGTGTTTGATCCGTTGGCTGTCGTATTGTTATTAGCAGTAAATGTTTCACTTAATGATAGAAAACGGTTTACTTTAAAACAACAAAGTGATATTATGCAAATAGTAAAAAGTTCAATAAATAATATTCGATCGAAATGAGGTTACTATGACATCTTTTATTAAAAACTTAGTGGAAGCAATCAAAGATGAAGACACAAGTATCGTTGCTGATGGACAAGGTTCAGCAGAGTTTAGCGGGTGTATCGACACTGGTAGTTACATTCTTAATGCTGTCCTCAGTGGTAGCATTCATGGCGGTGTCCCTAATAACAAGATCACTGCTTTCGCTGGGGAATCTGCTACTGGAAAAACCTTCTTCGTACTAGGAATCGTCAAGTCTTTTCTTGACTCTCACCCCGAAGCCGGTGTTATGTATTATGACACAGAAGCAGCTGTAACTCGACAGATGATGGAAGAACGAGGTATTGATACTAAGCGTGTAATCGTGGCTGAGATGGATACCATCCAGCGATTTAGAACCCATGCAATCAAGACTCTTGAATACTACGAAAAGTCCGGTAAAGATCGTCCTCCTTTCATGATGGTTCTTGATTCCCTTGGTTTGTTGTCCACTACTAAGGAAATGGAAGATACCTCTGAGGGTAAAGAAACCCGTGACATGACTAAGGCGCAGGTGATCAAGGCAGCATTTCGTGTACTGACACTCAAGCTTGCAAAGGTAAAAGTTCCATTGCTTGTAACCAATCACGTGTACGCCGCGGTAGGATCATATGTTCCTACCAATGAAATCTCCGGTGGGTCTGGTCTTAAGTACGCAGCCTCAACAATCGCAATGCTTTCAAAGAAGAAAGATAAAGATAGCAACAACGATGTAGTCGGCAACATCATCAAAGTTAAGATGCATAAGTCTAGGCTATCAAAGGAAAATGGTCAAGTAGAAGTACGCCTATCATATGATAAAGGTCTTGATCGTTATTATGGTTTACTTGAATTGGCAGAAAAGTATAATATAATCAAGAAAGTTTCTACACGGTATGAAATGCCTAACGGAGCTAAACTATTTGGAAAAGAAATCAACACTAATCCAGAAAAATATTTTACCGATGATCTGCTAAAGCAACTCGACGAGTGTGCTAAGCAGGAATATTCATATGGCATGGGATTTGAAACAGATGGAGAAGTGAATGACGATCGAGAAGACGATACTATCTAATTTACTCTTAAACGAAGAGTATACCCGTAAAGTTCTACCTTTCATTAAAGATGAATACTTTCGTGACTCTAGTGAAAAGCTAACATTTAAACTTATTCAAGATTACATTACTAAGTACAACGCGCTTCCTTCAAAAGAAGCGCTTAACATTGATTTACAAAACAAAAATAACGTCAGTGAAACTTCTTTTAAAGAAGCAAATGATATCATCCAGGGTTTATCTTTAGACAATAAAACGAGCCTATCATGGCTTGTAGAACATACTGAAAAGTTTTGTCAAGATCAAGCACTGTTTAATGCTATATCAAAATCGATTCAGCTCATCAACGGAGATCTAAAGCAAGACATATCCAAAGGTGCGATTCCCGAGATGTTGTCTGAAGCTTTATCTGTATCGTTTGATACTAACATTGGTCACGATCTAGTTGATGATTGGGAACGTAGGTTTGATCTTTATCATACACGCGAAACAAAGATTCCATTTAATCTTGATTACTTCAATAAAATTACAAAGGGTGGGCTAAGTAAAAAGACACTCAACATCTGTCTTGCTGGCACAGGTGTAGGTAAGAGTATGTTCATGTGTCACTGTGCGTCGGGAAATTTGGTCGACGGTCTAAACGTCCTTTACATAACTCTTGAAATGGCTGAGGAAAAGATCGCAGAAAGAATTGATGCAAACTTAATGAACATTGCGATTGATGAATTGTCTGAGCTACCTAAAGATGTTTATCAGAAAAAGATTGACAAGATCAAGAGTAAGACAATAGGTAAACTAATCATTAAAGAATATCCAA